TTCTTTGCCACATGAAAGTATTTGTTGGTTTGAAATGTTTAACTTCACTTATTGTAAGATCCTTTCCTCCTAGGAGTAATCTTAAAAGAAGATTTGAATCTTCCATCTGCCACTTCATTAACCATCTGTTTAGTTTACCTAAAACTCCATAGAATGGCACCGTGTAATATTGCCATGCAGCAAAATGAAGACCATATTCTGGATATCCGATTGTCTGATATATCTTCCATCTCCATCCTTCTTTATACGGTAATTTAGTATGTTGATTATGCGGAAGAGGAATAGGTTTTGTAGCACCACTAATCCATCTTAAAAATTTAGTGAGTGGAATTTGAATTAAATGTTCAAGGGTTTGCATAAATGCAAAGGCATTCTTCCATCCCTGTTTTCTCGTCGCAAGATATTTAACCCAAAACCACATCGTAGGTGTCATTAAGAATCTTCTACTTAATCGAAACGGAAGTTTGCTACATATTTCCATAACCTCTTCGGTGTCATCGTTGAATTCTAAAGAAGACAAAGCGAGAATTACCTGATCCCTTGATACGTCATCTTCACCAAAACGATTAGACGCTCTACTTGCCTGATACATTGTTTTAGAAGGATCTCTATCTTCTCCTATAATATAAGGCCTAAAACAATTTAAAATTCCTTGTTTAATATCTTTATCTCCATACGCAATATATGCTAAACCACTTCTCCAAAGAGAATCGTATTCAACTCTGAATTCTTTAAAGTGCGTGTCATGGTGTTCCCATGGTGGTTTAGGTTTATAGAATAATCCATCATCAGGTCTAAATTTCCAATGGAGTTGCTTTCGATTTAAATCATAATCCTTATTTAACATAACTTAAAAACTTCTTTTAGTTTCATAAACTGCTTTAATTACTGGGAACCTAAGAGAGTGTTCTCCATGCTGATTTGTAGTTTCTTCAAAATACTGAACTGTGATTTGTTTTCCTAAAATTTTATCAGGGTTTTCAAAGTAAAATCTTTTTTGTTCATGAGAAAAACCAGAACCCACCTGAACTCTACTTCCCTTATGTTCAATGACTACGTTTTTAAGCATCAATTCTTCAACTTCCTTTCCATTGACGATTACTCTATTTAATGCGTTTTCTAAGTCAACTACATAATATTCATCATCATAGAATTTCTTAACTTTAAGAACATCTGCACTTCTTTTTCCTTGATATGTGGTATTCTTACGAAGCATTAGTCCTTCCCATCCTCCTTCTTTTGATAATTCCATCATTCTTTCCATAACAAGATCATCTCCTAGCGTTTGAACAAGGTGGCTAATAAATTGATCGCCATCTAAAACATACGCTCTAAGGTTAGATTGTCTTTCACTAAAAGAGGTAATAGATTCTTTATCGTTAAATTCTTTAATGGTCAATAAATCAAAGATATGATAAAATGGATTTGTAATAGTATGATCTTTTCTTTTAATTTGCTTAATGATACCTTGGAAATCTTCATTTCCATTTTCATCTACCATACAAACTTCACCATCAAACACCATATTCGTAAGACCTAATCTTTGGATAGAAGGTTTCAAAGAATCTAGTGTTGTAAATTCTTTTCCTGCTCTACTATAGAAATTAACATCTCCTTTATCATCAATAATTGCTAGACATCTAACACCATCTAGTTTACGACTAACATACCATCCGTCATTCCAATCTACTTTCTTCTTGGTCTTCTCGTCATACGCTTGAGCGAGCGCTACGTCAAAGGTTGGAATTAAACTTGGTACAACTTTATTAATCATAGAAATAGTTGACCTAGTTTTTAGGTTTCCATCAATGATATTCCAAATAAGATCAGAGTATTCTTTATTCTCTTCTACAAATGTATTCACCGCTTCAATCGCAGAATGACCAGTGATTTGTCGAGAACTCAATGCATCTAACAAAGAGAAGATATCAGTATAAGATCCGAAAGGAAGCACTAGATCACTTCTCTTCTTACAGTTTTTTGAAGTAACATAATACTGTTTAAACGTGTCGTATGTATACTGCAGCACCTTAAGAACATCTGGTTGATTAGAATACTTCTTGATTACGTTAATCTTGTCCGTGTTTGAATTTGTTGAATTAGATTCGTTTACAAATTCTTGTGTAAGTTTTAATTCTTTCATATTAATAGTTATTAGATTCTACTCTGTCATGAACTGCAATCGGTGCAGAAGATGGAAATCTTGAGTCTGAAGTGTGAATAAAATTGCCGCCAAACATTGTGTGTTTATTGTTCTTGTATAATCCGGCAGGAACTGCATACCATGCTTCCTTTCCGAATAGCTGTCTTTCTACTAAAACCAATTCATCATCTGGAATTAAGGTTAAATCTGCTAAATCGGCATCAGGGCCATAGTGCAGAATAATAGAGTCTTCTCTTGAAGATAGACCATTGTTTGTTGAATCTCCTAGAGAATTCCTGAGTACGAATGTTAAAATGTTTGACATGTTTTGTT